GGATGGAGATCGCAGGATCACAAGTTGTGATCAAGATTGCAGTAGGACTACTTGTATTCTTACCAGCATACGGATTATTGCTGAACAGACTACAAAAAACTTACAAACTGAAATAGTATGATAAACAAAGTCTATACAGGCGCCGGGATAGTAGCAGTAATACTAGCCGTGACGGCTGTGGTGGCATTTACACTATTTTAAGTCATAGGGGGAGTTTTTTCTCCCCCATTGACAACTCTCCTAAATACTGACATGAATTACTTAATACTAACACCCGATGGGGTTGGCTCCACTATTCTACAAAGACTACTAACAATAGCTCTCCATGTAGAAAATCAGGACGTCACTAATACTCATGAATTGACAAACGGGCTAGAACTTAAAAATGGAATAGCAGTAAAAAATTTTACTTTAGATTACTCGCAGAACTTGGGACAAATATCAACCATTCTTCAAAATTCTAATCCACAGACAGCACTTGTTAGTCGTCTGGCCAAGTATCATATGGATGCTAGGAAAGATTATTCGAAGGATGCTGATACATTTTATGAATTTCTAAACAGTTTTTTTACAAAAAAAGTTATGTGTGTCAGAAAAAATATTTTTGAATATGCAATGAGTTGGAGCATACGAAAAAAATCAGGAGTTTTAAATGTTTACAACCAGGAAGACAGATACAAAGTGTTAGAAGTATCTGAAGTTAATGAATCATATTTTATTAAAAAATGCCAGGAGTATGTAAAATATATAGAGTGGATAGAAACAAACTTCCCCGAAGCACAACAAATATCCTACGAAGACATGATGACTAATAGTGATAGTGTGATAGAAGAACTGACTGGTCATAAGGAAACTTTCACTAAAAAATTCGGAATGCCGCTGACTTCATTGATCAAATCGGAGTATGAATATTTCAATTCAAGGACAAAAGACCAGTGCCAAAATACACTTGCCAACAAGGAAGCAAAATCATTGGTTAAGTATCGCCATGCTTGTAATAAGATGATTGAGCAAAACATTATCATGAACGTGCCGTTAAAAAATACAACGCTGATCGATAAAAAAACACAGATAAAAAATTTTGATGTATGTTTAGATAAATTTTACAATTTCGCCAAAAATCATAACTGGATCGATCAGTCTACTGCAACATACGATTTTTGGAACAAAAAACACTTATAAACATACATGCTAGAAATACGAAACAAAATAGGTATAAAGGAGGACACCACATTAGGAATGGACTGTCTGGAATTGGCCATGGATAAAGAACATTTCCTAAATTATCCAAAGGAAATTACATATCGTTACAACTCCAGAGGATTCAGAGATAACGAGTGGCCAGAAGATCTATCTGACGTTATCTGGTGCATTGGAGACAGTTTCACGACGGGGCTCGGACAACCATTTGAGGAAACGTGGCCGCAGTTGCTACAGAAACACACAGGCAAGAGATGTTTAAACCTTGGCGAGGACGGATGTTCCAATGATACCATGGCCTTAAGGATACAAGAAATCTACAAAATACACAATCCGAAGTTTATCATAGTGATGTGGAGTTATTTGTCAAGGAGACGCAAACAAAATAAAAATATACAGTATGATAAAGATTCTTTTGGCTTGAAAGAAGATGTGACAAATTTCATTAAAAATTACAAAATTGTAAACCAGTTATCTACAAGTGTGGTTAATCTTATAATTCCCAAAGCAATTACGTATCCTGACCTTTTTAAAAAAATTTCAGAAAAAGAACTAAAACAATTTCCCAACTTAATACAATTTGAACAAATTGATTGGGCCAGAGATTACCATCATTTTGATGTCAACACATCTAAAAATGTAATTAAATTAATTGACAACACATCTAAATATCCTATATAATATTGGATAGGAAGGAAAAAAATTCATGACAATAAAAGCAGGAAAAATATGGGGCGAAACAGAGCTCATACTAGCAAACAATTCACTGGAGTTCCACAGGATAGACTACAAGAAGGGCGGAGTGTGTTCCAAACACCTGCACGAGTGGAAATGGAATGGCTTCTATGTGATGAGTGGACAGATGAAGATTCGAGTATGGCAGAAGGACTACGACCTAGTGGACGAGACCATATTGAATCCAGGTGATTTCACTGCTGTCAAACCTGGACTGTACCACAGTTTTGAGGGTTTGGAAGACGGAGTTGCGTTTGAACTGTACTGGGCCAATTTCTCCGTGCATGACATCAAGAGAGAATCAGTAGGACATCTTAAGGATATTGACGGCAAAGTAGTAAGACTAGACAAAAACAAGAAGAAGTAGTGTCTGGCTAATGCAGAAAAAAATTCAAGTGATCTATGTACCAGGCACTTTTGGCAATTGTCTGCGTTGGTTATTTTATAGGTTTATCAAAGACTCTCCCTTTAAAGACATAGATTCCCCATGGGACGAAAATCGTCGTGTCCACGGATTCTTTGATCATTCAGGACATGACGGAAGATTTAGAAGGGGACACCAAATAAACGAGAGTGCTGACGCACCGGACTCAGATGCTGATAAAGTAGTAATCAGTTTTGAACCAAAAGATTTGCTTTTTGCGGAACGTTGTGGTTTTTACAGGAATCCTGGAAATGAAAATGAAAAAAACAGATACGAAAATATTATCAATCTTGCTGATACTACTTTTCTAAAGGAAACATTTGGCGATGTGACGTCAAGTAAAAGCGTTGCAAAAGAACTTCTAAAAATACAGTTTCATGACATGGAAAATCACACATGGTGGAACAATGCCAAGAAGTTTTTAGCAGACGTAAACTGTCATCAGTTTGACATGTATTCGCTATGGAATCATGATAAGTTAAAAAAAGAGCTGACAAAAGTTTCAGAAAGATACCATCTAGATTTTGTTATAGAAGAAAAAGTAATACACAATGTCGTAAAGGAAATAAAAAGGTCATATCCGGTCATAACCAGGAACAGAGCACACCAAGTCTTAGATGCCATAGTTTCTAAAAGAAAGATAGATTGCAACAATCTAGATATTTTAGAACAAGCATACATAGAAGCGGAGTTGGAGAAAATACATGACAGTGTCATCTTCCCATATGGATCACAATGGTTTGAAAACACAGATCAGATCAGAGAATTTATCGACACATATCCCACCTATCTTAAACACGTGAATCCAAGATTACCATGGTACAACAATATAAAGAATCCTTTCTACCTCACAGGCAAGATCGATGAGTAATGGTAATATATCACCAGACGGTAAGTGGAAAATTATAATAGAAGACAATCAAGTAAAATGGGTTGAGTTGACTGAAACTCAAGATCAGTATAAAATACAAGAGCTAGTAGACGCAACTAAAAGGATATTACCAGAGATATGGTAGATGAGAAAAAATATTATTATTCGGAGATATTTCACAGCATACAGGGTGAAGGGAACTACACGGGTGTCCCGACAGCATGGATAAGATTTTTCTTGTGCAACTTACAGTGCAGTGGATTTGGACAGAAAGATCCTACAGATCCAAACACATATGATCTTCCTTTCGAAGACTTTGATGTTGATAGTGTAAAAAGAGTAGAAGACTTGCCTGTATGGGAAAAAGGCTGTGATAGTTCTTATACATGGGCAAAGAAGTTCAAGAAGTTAATGGGTCATGAAACACCCACAGTACTAGCAGACAAAATTGTAGATATATTAAAAACAGACACAAACCCAGAGGGCAAGTTTTTACATCCTAACTCCAAACAACATCAACACCTATGCTTCACTGGTGGGGAACCATTGATGATCACAGGTCAGGCCGCGAGTATGGGAATATACAAGGCATTAGAGAAGAGAGCAAACTTGCCGAGTTCAATGACATTCGAGACCAACGGCACACAGGTACTGAAAGAACCATTTAAGCAATGGGTAAGATCCATAGACACAGAAGTGTTTTTCAGTGTCAGTCCTAAACTGTTCACAGTGTCAGGTGAGAAGACAGACAAAGCAATCAAACCTGAGAACGTTGCAGAATACTACAAACTATCCAAAGCAGGACAGTTAAAGTTTGTGGTTGGGTCAGCAGACAGAGAATGGCAAGAACTAGAAGACACAGTTAAGAAGTTCAGAGAAGCAGGCGTAGATTGGCCTGTATGGATAATGCCCACTGGTGCAAGGGAAGAAGAACAGACTGCTACTGCTGGTAAAGTGGCAGAGAAGGCATTCCAAAGAGGCTACAATGTGGCGGCCAGAGTTCATGTGTATCTTTTTGGTAATGCAATTGGCACATAACAGTAGACTAAAAGGTAAAAATAAGGTATAATAATAGTATGAAGGTAAAGAAAACAGCAAAGACAACTATTAAGAAAAAGAACGTAAAAAGTAGAGGCAAGAAAAAAAGTGAAGAGCCAATTGTAAAAGTTCTCAATCTAAACGTGAACCCTGAAAATCCTAGGAATGGATTCTTTGAACTGGACTGGAACGACGAGTTTGTTAATATGTTGAAACAGTCTGGATACGAAGGTGCAAGTGAAGAAGAGATTGTAGACAGATGGTTTCAAACTTTATGTAAGACCATAGGAAACGAACAAGGCATCGATGTAACTGGATCTGGATACGTGCAGATCAACAGACGAGACGATGGCAAGACTGAGGTATCATAATGGGTTATTTTTTACTTGGTGTTTTGATTGGTTGGATGGTTCCGAGACCTAAGTTCATAGGCAGAGCCGAAGCGGCGATATGGACTCCTATCAAAAAGAAACTTCCCAAGTTCACACAGAACTGGTGGGGTTAAGTTGACACACATACTTGTAGACACAGCCAACACTTTCTTTAGGGCAAGACATGTGATCAGAGGTGATACTTCTGAGAAGGTCGGAATGGCCATACACATCATGATGAATTCAATCAAGAAGGCATGGCAGGACTTCGGAGGCACACATGTGGTGTTCTGTCTTGAAGGTAGATCATTCAGAAAAGATATGTATGCACCATATAAAAGGAATCGTAAAGAAATGGCGGACGCCATGACTGAGAAAGAAAAAGAAGAGAATGAAGTGTTCTGGGAAGTATACGATGACTTCTGTGATTTCATAAAGACTAAAACAAACGCAACAGTGTTGCGTAACCCCAGAACAGAAGCAGATGACCTGATAGCAAGATGGATAGACAAACATCCTGATCAGAATCATGTTATCATAAGCACAGACAAAGATTTAAATCAGTTAATCACACCACGTGTGAAACAGTACAATGGTGTTAACGAGACCACACTAACACATGAAGGTTGGTTTGACGCTAAATCGGGCAAGCCTGTGATAGACAAAAAATTAAAAGCACCCAAGCCTGCACCTGACACAGAGTGGATAGTGTTCGAGAAGGCCATGAGGGGTGATCCCAGTGACAACATATTCTCAGCATACCCAGGTGTGCGTACCAAGGGCACAAAGAACAAGATAGGCCTGCAGGAAGCATATGCGGATCGTAATGAAAAAGGCTACACTTGGAACAATTTAATGCTATCTAAATGGGTAGATCATGATGGCAACGAGCACAGAGTGATGGAAGACTATGAAAGGAACAGAGCATTGGTAGATTTACACGCACAACCAGAGGCCATAGTAGAAGAACTTGATCAAACGATTGCACAGGCTAAGGCAGAGAACAAAAGCATAGACCAAGTTGGAATCAGATTCATGAGGTTCTGTGGCAAGTACGATTTAAATAGGATTAGTGAGCAGGCTCAACTGTATGTGGAGCCTTTTAATGCGAGGTTAGTATCATGACAGTACGTGCAAAAACCTTAGTCAAGGACAAATTTTGGATAGTCGAGCAAAACGGCCAAAAGTTAGGTACCCTGCAGAAACAAGCGGACAACGGTTGGATATTCCTCAGCAAACAGCAAAGCAAAGAAGTGTTCCACACACAGGAAAGCCTGTTCACAAAGTTTGGATTTGGCATTTTTGATGAGTCAAACATCAAAAAACCTGCAGAAGAGATACAAACGGACAACTTTGATGTGCATGGATACCCATGTGGACAACATCCATACAATCCAATGTTCGATGTTCAGAAGCAGTTGCCAGTGTACACAAAGACACCCAAAAGCAAAAGCCAATTTTGTGCAGGTTATTACATAATCTGTTTTGAAAAAGGTTGGAGAAAAGCATACTGTCCAAAGATGATCACACTGTCGAGATATGAGTACAAAGGACCAATAAAAACTAAACTAGAAATGCAACAGGTATTGAACAATGCAGTCAAAGAATTCCAAGATACAAACACGTCCAATTGAGGATCTCATCGGCAGGATCAGAACCCTACGACAGAGGGGTGAAAGACAGATCATCATCCAGGCAAAAGAAGCCGATCAGTTGGCAGACAGTTTGACCCAAGTGATGACACGTATGGTGACCATACAGGAAGAAATAATTGAAGCACTCAAGTCGGCCAAGGAAGCCCAAACCATTAATGTCGAGATGGACGGTGGAAACTTTTCTACGAAAGAGCCTGAATAACTAGATCACTTAGATCAGTATTGAACTGGGTTCCTATCGGGTGGCTAAATTTACCACGATCGTATTTTTTACGGAAAGTTTCAAAATCCTGTATAATAATTTTTTCCAAACTTAGATCAGCGGCAAAATCCTTATCAACTATATAGAATTGGTCTATTTTCCTTTCAGATGAAAGTTTTTTAAATCTATTCACTAGTTTAGAATTATACTTTCTTATGTATAAATCATTTGTTATAATTTTCTTGTATCTTTCATGTACGTTTTTTATTTCTTTTTTAAAAAAATTACTATCATATCCGAAGTTGTCAACGTTACCTGGAACAATATCCACCTTTCCGTTCGGACTGTCAAATCTAAGACACATTCTTCCGGATGCTGGCACTTGGTGTATAACAGCAGTCCTTTCCTTATCCCAATCGTTGCGTAAAAAGTTTGAATAAGACAGCAATGATCTACCAAACGATGCTCCGATAGTGGCAAGGTTAACCACACGGATACCCGTTTTTGTTCTAGCATACTAGGCCAACTGTTTGCCTTTTCTTGTTTCGTCCACTGCTGGTCAATCAAGTCCTTAAGAGTGGCAAAATTTCTGGATTTTACCTCTAGATTTTTCCTGCCCCAATCGAATATGTTTGCTTGTCTCATCTGTAAGTTATCCGCTGGGGGCAACAAGTGATCGTTCATCTCCATTCCACATGAGTGAGAACATCCTGTGATTAATAGTAGATCGTATTGTTGTAAAGACATTGTGGTGTATTTACAGCCGTGCTTTCGAGCGTCAAAAATTAATCATTTGTTATTTTTTTTTTTGGTAAATACTAGTTGTAAAGAGATATCTATGAGCAGACCCATCCAATACTCGCACACGATAAGATTTTTGGTAAATATTAGTGTATGAGAGACACCTATCTATATTTAAAAAAACACAATCAAACAGGATTGATGTACTTTGGGAAGACTATTAAGGACCCAGAGTCCTACGCGGGTTCAGGTGTGTATTGGACCAAGCACCTAGAGAAGCACGGAAATGATGTATCAACTGTTTGGACCAAGGTTTTCACAAACATAAAAGAGTTGAACAAATACGCATTAGAATATTCTAGAAAGCACAACATTGTTGAATCAAGCAATTACGCCAATTTAAAAGAAGAGGACGGCTTAATGGGTGGTGCCACAGGACTTACTGAACAAGGCAGAATGGTTATCAAAGCCACATCTAAAGCACGAAGGCACACAGAAGAAACAAAACAAAGAATTAGAGAAGCACGGGCAAAACAAAAAGCACCGATGCTTGGTAAAAAACATTCAATAGAAACAAAATTAAAAATCCAACAGAGCGTATTGGAGAGCATAGCATAATGTCAAGACCAAAACCCACAGTGCTGTTGCAACACAGCAATAAATCCACCTTCAAAATGGACGAGGTACTCGCCGCGGAAGGTATCTGGGCGGTGTTCTATGATGGCAAACCAATCAACTTGAAGAGTTCAAGTTTGGTTGCAAACTATCCAGGTCCAAAATACAAGAAAGTTTCATTCTCAAATCCAGGACACGCAGAGAACCTGGCCAAGAAGTTGAACGCACAACACAACACTGACAAGTTTGGTGTTTACCTTTTAAAAACCGGCGACAAATTCACTAGATAATTAATTGTATGGATCGCAAGACTGCATACACCCGTACCTTCCTCGAACTGTTGGAGCAACCAACACACGACGAAAGTATAAAAACCAACTACTACACTTGGTGGCAGAATGTACGTGAGAGTTACCAGGCCAGATCACTGAGATTGACCAAACCCGGTTTGGAGATGTTGGAGAAACTAGACCTCAAGACCTATGACATCAAGTTTCCTGCAAAGGTCATATTCACTCCACAGACATACCTCTGGTTGGACGAGTTCGTTGACTGTCCCTACTATGTTGACAAGAAGAAGATCATAGTAACCATGGAGAAAATGGCCCTACAACTGATGCTTTTCGCTGGAGATATCACAAAATACGGACTTGCACGGGCAATGAGCAAGATGGATGAGCAAAAAGACTAGTAAAACTGCGACTTTTCTACCACATTTACCAGGTTGACGCATAACACATTCCTGCTATAATGATACTATAAACATTTTAACAGGAGTGTACAAAATGGCAAGAGCAAACAAAAACAAAGAGGCGGCGATAGGTTCGCAAAACAGAACAGTTTCACCCAACGAGGCGAAATCAGCACTAACACATTGTATCAAATTACAGAGACCAATCATGATGTGGGGTGCACCAGGTATTGGTAAATCCGATATCGTAAAACAAATTGCAGATTCAGAGAAAAGAGAAGTTATCGATATAAGACTTCCTTTATGGGAACCAACAGACATCAAAGGTATTCCTTATTACAACGCAAAAGAGAACAACATGGTATGGGCGAGTCCGGCAGAATTGCCAACTGATCCTAAGTCTACTGCAATCGTTTTCTTAGACGAGTTGAATTCGGCGGCACCGGCTGTACAGGCGGCGGCTTACCAATTAATTTTAAACAGAAGAGTAGGACAATATCACCTACCAGAAGGTGTTTCAATTGTAGCGGCAGGTAACAGAGACTCAGACAAAGGTGTCACTTACAGAATGCCGGCTCCATTGGCAAACAGATTTGTCCACGTAGAATTAAGAGTGGACTTCGAAGACTGGATGGAATGGGCAACCAACCAACACATCCACGCAGACGTTGTTGGATATTGCACGTTCGCCAAACAAGATTTATACGATTTTGATCCTAGAGGCAGTTCTAGATCATTCGCAACTCCAAGATCATGGAGTTTCGTATCCCAACTTCTATCAGATGACCTGCCAGAAAGTACGCTCACTGACCTCGTAGCAGGTTGCGTAGGAGAAGGCCTGGCCGTTAAGTTTATGAATCATCGTAAGATTAGCGGTCAGTTACCTAACCCATCTGATATATTGAGCGGTAAGGTCCGAGACCTTAAGACAAAAGAGATATCAGCGATGTACTCTCTTACAGTTTCTTTGTGCTATGAACTACAACAGGCACACGAGAAGAAAGACAAGACTTGGAATGAACAAGCGGACAGGTTCTTCAACTACATGATGGACAACTTTGAGACAGAGTTGGTTGTTATGGGTGCGAAGATTGCCTTAACAAATTACAAACTTCCGTTCGATCCTAGCAAGTTGAAATCATTTGATAGGTTCCATAAGAAGTTTGGCAAGTACGTCATAACTGCTATGGAGTCTAAATAGTGTCAGGCTACAAAGATCAACTCATCATAGACAAATTGGTTACGGCAAGGATCGCCTTACTGCTGAAGCATCCGTTCTTTGGCAACCTTGCAACTAGATTGAAACTTGTGAATGCAGATGACTGGTGTCCGACAGCAGGCACAGATGGTAGACACTTCTTCTACAACACGAAGTTCATAGATTCACTAACACCCAAAGAGTCGGAGTTCTTGTTTGGACATGAGGTTCTGCACAATGTATTTGAACACATGCTGGTAAGGATTGGTGACAGAGATCCACAACTTTGGAACATCGCGGCGGACTATGCCGTTAACCAGATATTGAAAGATTCAAACATCGGTGAGATGCCCAAAGGCAAGAAAGGTGAGAACAAAGGCTTCCAGGACGACAAGTACAAGGACTGGGCATCAGAAAGAATATATGATGACATCTACAAGCAGGCCAAGAAGAACGGCAAGAAGATGTTGGAGAAGATGGGAGAGCTAATGGACGATCACCAAGAGTGGGGCAAAGGTGATGGTGCAGGCGAGGGTAAAGGCAATGACAAGAAAGGTGCAAAAGGTGGCAAGCCTGTGTACACCAAAGAAGAACTTAAGAAGATCAGAGATGAAGTCAAAGAAGCAATGGTGAGTGCGGCACAGAGTACAGGTGCTAGTAATTTGCCAGGTGCTTTACAGAGACTGGTCAAGGATCTCACAGAGCCTAAGATGGACTGGAGAGAGATACTACAACAACAGATAATGAGTACCATCAAGTCAGACTACACTTGGATGAGACCCAGCAGAAAATCATGGCACACATCTGCCATACTTCCGGGACAGGCCAATGATGAGATGATTGATATATGTTTGGCTCTCGATGCTTCTGGTTCTATCAGTGATGAACAATGTAGAGAGTTCCTTACAGAAGTTAAGAACATCATGGATCAATACAAAGACTTCAGAATACATTTATGGTCATTCGACACAGAGGTGTTTAATCCTGTTGTGTTCACACCAGACAATGCAGAAGAATTGCTAGACTACCAACTGGGTTCAGGTGGTGGTACGGAGTTTGAATGTAATTGGGACTACATGAAAGAACAGGGCATTGAGCCCAAGAAGTTTGTGATGTTCACAGATGGTTGGCCTTTCAATTCATGGGGTGATGAACACTACTGTGATACAATATTCCTGATCAACAATCCATATGAAAGAAACATAGAAGCACCATGGGGGATGACCGTTCAGTACGATGACTAGCCTTCTACAACTGTTATGGGAAACTTTCAAGGACTGGTTCATGAACGAGGTATCCATCTCAATCATGTGCTTTGGACTACTAACCATTGCACTGTGGAGTTACCTGGCATGAAGATCAATCCCAACAATTTCTTCAAGAGAGAACTGGACATATTACCACCTCACTTCGTGAATACTGTGGTAAAGGCTCACGAGGCCGACGTGGAGAAGATGCGTAAGTGGATCTATGAGAACTGCTCGGGCAGATATTCTATTACCAAAGACGTCGTCTATAAAGGCGATCAATCAAGATCGATCACTGTACTTGGTTTTGAAAATCCAGGAGACCTAACCCTGTTCGCATTGAGTGGTAAGGGCCAAATAAATCAAAACTAACCGTTGCACTCCATAACTAATTTTAGTATAATATACGTATATTAATACCAATTGCAATTAGGAGAAATAACAAATGGCAACAAAAAAGAAAAACTTGAAAAAGTCTGCCAAGACTGCTAAGGCACCTACAGGAACAGCGACGGCTCAACCTCAGGCGGCACCGGCAGGGCAACAGGCTCCACAACAGGATCCGACTGCTTTATCAATCGGCGACTTGAAGAATCTTTCTACCATACTTGATGTGGCATCTACAAGAGGTGCGTTCAAGGCCAATGAGATGGCAGGTGTAGGATTCCTATACAACAAACTACAGGCGTTCTTGGCCAAAGTGGCACCAGAACAAAAACCTGAAGGGACAGCAGGAGCACCGGCAACGGCACCAGCAACTGCGGAAGGAAAATAAAATGGCAACACTAATGAATGTTAACAACCAAGCCATGCCAATGGGTGCAGACTCAGGAGCAGGTGAGGGAGCGACTGGTCCAAAGAGACACTTCAAACACATTGGAGAACTTGTGGACGGTGGAGCGAAGGTAGTAATCATGTACAGAACTGTGCCAGGTGAACCCAACAACTGTCTAGTGGTAGGTACTAAATTCTTACCAGACTTGTATCATAATTCGTTGATGAAGGCCGTGGAATCAGCGGGAGGACAGGACGCAGACGAATTCGCGGACTTCGCCAGCAGGCAGACGTTCCCAGACGGAACTAATATGTTGGCCATGATGCACAACGACAACTATATCAAGAAGTTCAAGACCAACGAGATAATGGTCACTTTTGGCAACACTGCCGATGGAAGAATACTTCTTAACAAGTTGAATGAGATGGTTGCTAAGGAGAAAGGCATATCTGTGAAAGATATGGCCAATGATCCAGAAGCACCAGCACCAGCCAAAAAGACTACCAAGAAAGCGGATGCCAAAAAGACAACCGCCAAAGAATAGCACTTGGGTACAGTTGACGAAGGATTTCGTCAAAGAATGGCCGGAGGTTCTAGAGGGATTACACTTTCAGAACATGCCGGTCAAGTACCTGATGTACATTGATATCATACTAAAAAACAATCTCACCATACACTACGACATAGCCAAAGAGCTAAAGACAAAGAAGCAAGACACTATTGCTAGATTCTTAAAAAAAACAATAGAGCAAAACTATATTAAAATAAAAAGTGTGGATATGAAGTTTGACATACCTGCTTTGAAAAGAGATATGGAATCTCGGACTTCTTTGATTATGGCTAAAACTTTTAAGAAATAGAATTAAACTTTTCTTTCAACCATTCTAATTCATAAGACAGCATTAAGGCTTCTTTATCACCATTCACTTCTTTGTAGTATTCTACGGCGTCGAGAGCACCTCTTTGTACTAGCAGTGCATATTGACCTTTGCCGAGTTCACACCATTTCTTTAGTCTAAATTGAGATTGAACAGTTGGTTTCATCTCACACAATTTAAGTACTTCTCTAAATGCCACACGCCAACTTATCTCGGGTGACTGATTGAAATGACTTGTTCCACACAACTGAGGTACTACTGTATGTGGTTGCGATAGTGTGAAATCTAAATTAGGATGTATTGTGGACAAGCAAAGACGTTTGTTGTACAATATAACCGCTCTGTGTCCGTACTCTAAACCGGTCACTGGATTTTTAGCATGGAAAATATAATGGCAGGCTTCTCGTAGTCTATCAGGTTGAAAAGTGAAGTCAAACTTATCATCTAATTCTATTGTGGGGAATACTGCAAAGAAATAATCTGTATCACTCATAGCGGCCGCAGTGTGGTACGCCTGTGTCCTTCCTTTGACTCCTTGTATTCTTTTGGCCCTGGGATATTTCTCTTTTAACACTTTCCAATACTTTTCAGCACTTGGTTCATCGTAAGACAGGAATACTATGTCCATGGGTTTTGTTTCGTAATCATAATCAAAATGCACATGCCTATCAAAATCATATAACTGCTTGATGCTTCTACCACTCGGTACTAGTATGATATCTTTTGTTTTACCCCAAGTATACATCTTCTCGTCTTCCCAGAAACTAGGATAAAAATTAGGTATGTCCACATCACAGTGTCGATTGGTCATCCATGTGTAAAATTCAGTGCCCGTGTTGTACGCATTCACTGGATCGGAAAGTTTGAATGTGGTAGTGGACAGAGGACGTTGGAACAATGTGGGATGAGCATGAAAGTTGATATCTTTGAAATCACGCAGGAACTTGAGGCCTTGCATCTGTTTTTTGAATTCCTTTGTTGGGATCAACATCACATTGCCTTCTTGATTAAGTCCTCCCATACGATGGGTGGTGTACCACACGTGAAGTTGATCACGCTCGTGCTGTTCAGGTATGTAATCTGTATCAATTGTTTTTAAATCAACAAAGTTGGCAAAGAACCAGAAGTACTCTGTTTCAATATCATCCACAACTGCTTTTAGAATATCAAAGTAACTGCCAACGAATGGTACGACCCTGGTGTTCACCAGAGGTGACTTTATGTGCTTCACATGTTGGAATCTAACCTGTATACTGTCGAATCCAGTCATAGTAACTTTCCAATCCTTGTCTCAACGAGAACTCTGGTTCATACTCTAAGAGATCTCGTGCCCTACCAATGTCCAGTGTGCCTCTCATTGGATACAATTTGTGCATTCCTACGTCCACTATATCAGAATCACTTCCTGTGATGTCTACTATTGTCTCTGCCAGCGTCCTTAGGCTGGTTGCGTTGCCCGCCGTGATGTTGAAACTGGTGTTGGCAACTTCTGAACTCGCGGCCTTTATGATACCATATGCGGCATCCTGCCTGTAAGTGAAGTCAACTTTGTTCTCGCCATTGTGCAATTCTATTGTTTGATTGTTCATTGCCTTTGCAAAAAACTTAGATACCACCCTATCTGGAAGATCTCCAGGTCCGTACACTCCACTTGGTCTGACTATTATGTAATTAAGTCCATCTCTTTTGGCAAAAAGTTTTGTTAACCTTTCACCTGTAAGTTTTGCCTCGCCGTATATGTTCTGCGGCTTAGTGCTTGAATCTTCCCTTGTCCCGTCTACGAAATCACCATACACCATGCTACTACTGATGTACACAAATTTCTTTGTGTCAAATTCAGCGGCATGCCACAGTAGGTTGGTCGTGGTTCCGATCACCTTTGGTATTCCATTTATGGGATCTTGGTCCACTATCTTTGCCCTGGGATATGTGGCCAGGTGTATAACAATATCAGGACGATGACTGAATGCTTTTAGGCAGTCCATACGATCCAGTACGTCACCCTTTATAACATTTACGTTCTTGTGTGTCCAGTTACGTGTTCTCCATGCGATAAGTTTTTTCAACTCTATCTTTGTCAGTATGTCATAGGTATCCTCGTTGTCTACACATGTGATACTGTGTCCGTCATTGGAAAGTTTCTCAATTATTTTGGATCCTATGAATCCAAGTCCGCCTGTTATTAGATATTTCATCCTAGTACTTTTACACCGTATTTGTTGGTAAATGCTTTACCATCTTCTCTGTCGTTCACAATAGGTTGTCCCTTTATGTTTAGGCTGGTGTTCAAAAGTATGGGGCAACCAGTCTGTTTTTTCCATTCCGTTAACAACGCATGAAACCCTGGATTATCCGTCTTACGCACCGTTTGAACCCTAGAAGTGTGATCATGATGTATTATGGCAGGGAAGTCTTTACCATGCGTACACGCCGCTGTAAATTGCATATAGGGGGTGTTTTGAACTGCTTTAGGTAGGGTAAAATACTCATGTACATCCTCCTCTAATATGGCCGGAGCGAATGGTCTGAACTTCTGTCTTTTCTTGATTGAGTTTACCAAATCCTTGATGTCCTCACCCCTGGGGTCTGCTAACAGTGATCTATTACCAAGTGCTCTGGGTCCGAACTCCGCCCTGCCACTGGCCACTCCCACCATCTTGTTTTCCTTCAATTCCTTAATTAGACTGTCCACAGGGTATTCACCATCTATGTTGTGT